GTTGGCTTTAGTAAAAAGTCAGCACCAGTAAAAAGACTTGTACGTTTTGCAGATGGTTATGAACACAGAGTTTTATTTGGCTTAGCTAGTCATCAAAACCCTAAATTATTTAATGTACAATTTAATGAATCAGAAGAGGATGCAGATGTAATCGAAGCCTTTTTAGATAGTAGAGCAAATGACCAAGCAAGTTTTACTTTTACACCAACTGGCGAAGGAACATCAAAAACAGGTACATACAGCCAATCTGAAACTACAGTTACAATTACTGTTACCAAACATGGTATAGCTATTGGCGAAACTGTAACTCTTGACTATACATCTGGTTCTGCAACAGACGGTACATTTATAGTTGCATCTTCTGCTGACCAAAATACCTTTACTGTTACTGCAGCAAGTAGTGCTACAAATAGTGGGAATGTAACTGTAACTGTTTCTGGTGCAAAACAATATGTATGTGAGAATTGGACTAAAACTATTCCATATAATAATAGAGCTATTTTAAGTTGTACATTTAGAGAGGTATTTGAACCATGAGCAGTAGTGTTATAAGTGATATTCAATCAATAAATCCGTCATCTATTATTGAGCTTTTTACTCTTACAACTACTGCTGCTTTACATGGTTCTGATACAACATACAGATTTCATGCAGGTTCAAGTTTAAATTCTAATGGCGAGATTGTTTGGGCTGGAAATACTTACCAAAGATTCCCTGTACAAGTAGAAGGTTTTGCATATCAAAAAGGCCAATTACCAAGACCAACTTTAACTGTGAGTAATATTCTTGGTACCATTACATCAATACTTCTTACTGTAAATCAAACAACAACTGGAAATGACTTAACAGGTGCAACACTTACAAGAATAAGAACATTGGCAAAATTTATTGATGCTGTTAACTTTGCTGGTAATGTAAATCCCTATGGTACACCAGACCCAAATGCAGAATTTCCACAAGAAATTTATTCTATTGATAGAAAGTCACAAGAAACAAGAGAGGTGGTAAGTTTTGAGCTTGCTGCACCAATCGATCTTGCTGGTGTTCGTGCACCTAAAAGACAATGTACAAGGGCTCAATTTCCTAGCATTGGCAGAATAAAATTATGACTTGGAAACAGGATGCTCTGATTCATGCAAAAGAACAAGACCCAAAAGAGTCTTGTGGTTTGTTAATAAATATAAAAGGAAAAGAAAAATATTTTCGTTGCAAAAACTTATCAACATATTCTCAACAATGTTTTATTATTGACCCAGAGGATTTTATAAAAGCAGAAGAAAGTGGAAATATTTTAGCAGTTGTACATAGCCACCCAATAACACAACCTATTGCTAGTCAGGCAGATATGATTGGTTGCGAAAATTCAAATTTACCTTGGCATATAGTAAATCCAAAAACAGAGGAATGGGGTTATTATCAACCAAATGGCTATAAGCCAGCATTAATTGGTAGACCTTGGGTTTGGGGTATAACTGATTGTTGGTCTTTGGTAAGAGATTGGTACAAAGAAGAAAAAAATATTATTTTGCGTGATTGGGATAGACCTTCTACACCACAACAGTTTCTAGAAAAACCTTTATTTGAATGTTCTGCTTTGCAAACTGGTTTTAGGGAGTTAGAACCTAATGATAAATTAAAAAATGGTGATGTTCTTTTGATGAGTATTTTAAGTTCAACTCTTAACCATGTAGCAATTTTTTTGGATGGTGATGTTTTACATCACTTAGCAGATAGAATAAGCTGTAAAGAACCATATAATGAATGGTTGTTTAAATGTACTGGTAAGAGGTATCGTTATGCTTCGTAAGGTAAAATTGTATGGCGATCTTGCAAAAGTAACTGGCCATAAAGAATTTGAAGTTGCAGTAAATTCAACAGCACAGGCTGTTAGTTTTTTAATAAATAACTTTCCGCAATTAGAAAGTTATATGGCAAATAGGTATTATCAAGTATTATGCGACAAAGAAGATGTTGGGATTGATGAATTACATTTTCCTATTGGTCAATCTGATATTAAGTTTGTACCTGTAATATCTGGTGCTGGTGGTAATGTAGGTAGAATTTTATTAGGTGGTGCTTTAATAGCAATGAGTTTTGGTGTTGGTGGTTTATTTCAAAATCCTCTTGCATTAGGTACAGAGAGTTTTTTAGGTTTTGCTGCTGCTGGTTCTGGTGCAAAAGCTGCTTTTGGTATAGGTGCTGCATTAGTTCTTTCTGGTGTAAGTGGTATGTTATTCCCAGTACCAAAATTACCAGAATTTAGTTCTGAACAAGACCCAAAATTATCATTTAACTTTAGTGGAACACAACAAACAGGTCGAGCTGGAACACCTGTTCCTATAGTTTATGGCGAAATTGTTACTGGTTCTGTTGTCATTAGTGGCGGAATAGATACTGAACAAGTACAAGTATGACAAATCAAAAAAAAATTATTAAAGGTTCTGGTGGCGGCGGCGGTGGTCGTAGCCCTTCTCCTCCACCCCAGCCAACAAGAACACCTGATACATTACACAGTAAACAATTTGCAACTTTTCTTGATCTTATAAGTGAAGGCGAGATAGAAGGAAGTGCCTCTGCTTCAAAGGACGAAATAACTGATAAAACATCAACAGCATACAAAAATGCTTACTTAAAGGATGTATTTTTAAATGATACACCAATATTAAGATCAACAGCATCAACTTCAGACCCACAAGTATCTGATTTTAATTTTCAGGATGTAACATTTAATTCAAGACATGGTACTGCTAATCAAACAAAAATTGCTGGTATAGAAAGCAGTCAATCCACAATTCCAGTAGGTGTAACTCCAACTAACGCAGATGGTACTGACAGTGGGGCTTCTGCTGGTGCAGTTACAAGACAAATAACAGATACCAATGTTGATCGTATAAGAGTTTCTATTACATTTCCTCAAATACAGGTAGCAACGGAAGATGGAGATTTGTTGGGCGATACTGTTGATTACAAAATTAGTATTCAATATCAATCTGGAGGTTTTACTGATGTTATAACCTCAGACAATGGTGGAAGAGTAACAGGAAGAACTGCTGACGCTTATCAAAGAGACCATTCCATTGAAATAGATACAACAAGAATTGCAAATAGTACTGCTTTTCCTGTTGATATAAGAGTTTCCAGAGTTACAGCAGATGCTTCAAGTACAAGTACACAAAATTCTTTTGAATGGACAGCTTTTACAGAAATAATTGATGATTCCTCTACATATGCTAATTCGGCTTACAATGCAATACGTCTTGATTCACAACAGTTTACTTCTATTCCTACAAGAAAATTTAGAATCAGAGGAATAAAAGTAAGAATACCGGGTGCAGGTGCATCAAGTTCTGGTACACCAACTGTTGATCTTGTAACTGGACGCATAATTTATCCAAGTGGTTATATTTTTAATGGTGTAATGGGTGCTGCTGTATGGACTTCTTGTCCAGCAATGATTCTGTTAGACCTTTTGACAAATACAAGATATGGTTTTGGCGATCATATTACGGACAGCAATCTTGATTTGTTTTCTTTTGTAACTGCAAGCAAATATGCTAACACTCTTGTTGATGATGGGTTTAATGGTCAAGAACCACGATTTAGCTGCAATGTAAATATTCAAACATCAAGTGAAGCTTTTGAACTTATAAATGAACTTGCTGGTGTTATGAGATGTATGCCAATATATACCGCAGGTTCAATAACTATTACACAAGATTCTCCAAAAGATGCAAGTTATCTTTTTAATTTAAGTAATGTAACCTCTGAAGGTTTTACTTATTCTGGCAGTAGTCTAAAACAAAGACATACTGCTGTTGCTGTTTCATATTTTAATATGGACAGCCAAGAAATAGATTTTGAGGTTGTAGAAGATAGTACTGCACAAAGTAAGTTTGGAATAATTACAAAACAAGTAAAAGCTTTTGGATGTACATCAAGAGGTCAAGCTGCAAGATTAGGCAGAGCTATTTTATTTGCAGAACAAAATGAATCAGAATTAGTTAGTTTTTCTACCTCAATAGATGCTGGTGCAGTAGTTAGGCCGGGGGCAATAATTGATATAAATGACCCTGTTCGTGCTGGTGTAAGAAGAGGTGGAAGATTATCCGCTGTTGCATCAACAACAGTAATGACTATTGATGATGCAAATGCCTCAGATTTAGCAACTACAAATTCTCCTAAATTTAGTGTTGTTTTACCAGATGGTACTGTTGAAACAAAAGATGTTGATAGTATTAGTTCTGCTGGTGTTGTAACTGTAAGTTCTGCCTTTTCTCAAACACCAAATGTAAATACAGTTTGGCTTTTATCAAATACAACAGTAGAATCACAAAAATTTAGAGTTATAACAGTTGAAGAAAATGATAATATTAATTTTTCAATAACAGCACTTTCTTATGCAGAAGGAAAATATGATTTTATTGAAGATGGTTCTTCATTACCTACAAGATCAGTTTCTGTATTAAATGAACTTAAACCGCCACCATCAAACTTAAGTGCTGAAGAAACTATTGTTCCGATAAATAATCAAGCTGTATCAAAAATATTTATAAGTTGGCAACCCATTATTGGTGTGCTTGAATACCAAGTAAATTATCGATATAACAATGGAAACTTTACATCTGTTAAAGTTTCTAGACCTGACTTTGAAATATTTAATAGTCAACTTGGAACTTATGAAATTGAAGTTTACAGTTATAACGTACAAGGTCAACTTTCTGCTACAGCAAATACTTTGACATTTATTGCTGTTGGTAAGACGGCATTACCCGAAGATCCTTCAGGGTTAACATTAGAGCCTGTTTCAGATTTATTTGTAAGGTTAAGATTTAACCCTGCCACAGATGTTGATGTAACACATGGTGGATCTATTTCCGTGAGGCATACTCCAAGTGTTGACCCTGCTGTTGCAACATTTAGTAATTCAACAGAAATAATACCAAAATTGTCTGGAAACATTAGTGAAACATTGGTTCCAGCTTTAACTGGAACTTACAGTATTAAATTTTTAGATGACGGTGGACGCAGATCAAATAATGCTGCAAGAATTATTGTTACACAACCAGACCCACAACCAAATCTCGTAATTCTTACAGAAAGAGAAGATACAGATTCGCCACCATTTCAAGGGAATAAAACAAGATGTTTTTATGATTCTGAATTTGATGGATTACTACTTGATGGAACTTTATTAATAGATGATATTACGCAAAATATTGATGATTTATCAAATATTGATTTTGCTGGTCCAATAAATTCAAGCGGTACTTATGAATTTCAAAATGAAGTTGATCTTGGTGCAGTTTTTAATCTTACTTTAAAAAGACGGTTTGTTACATCTGGTCTTTTGCCTAATGATCTTATAGATTCAAGAACAGCAAATATTGATACTTGGACTGAATTTGATGGTACTCTTGCCGAAGATGTCGGGGCAAAACTGCTTGTTGCAACAACACAATTAGATACTGCAACTTCAACAGCC